ATGTTTATACCTCCCTCTCCCTCTCCCAGCATTCTCCTAAAAACTCAAAACAAACAAAACAAAAAAAACAAAAAAAAACAAAAACTCGGGGCGGAGTCCGAAGGGCGTAAGTCCCTGAGGGTGGGTATCGGGGTTGTGTTTCTGTGGGTGTGGGTTTACAGTTTTTACGTTTTTGCGGTGTTATTTGGTTTTTGTGTTGTTTGGTTTGGGGTGTGGGTGGGAGTGTGTGAGGTTGGGTGTGTGGATGGGTGTGGGGATGGGTGGCAGGGCTTGTTTACTATATGGAGATATCTCAAAAAATGGTGTGGGAGGTTGAGTTATGGGGCGTTCGGTGTTGAGTTATAAAGATGCCGTGGTTGCTTTGTTTCCTGAACCAGATGACCCTAAACTGGCAAAGGTTCACAAGAAAGGTTTTGCTGAAATGGTCAAGTCTGCGTCGGATGAGGAAGTGGAAGAGTGGAGTTCTTTATATCCTGCTTGGTATATGAAAGTCTTTCGGCGGATGCCAGTTCTGTGGTTTCCTGATAGGAAGGTTGCTCGGGTTTCGGTGCCTAAGCTTCGTTCCCACAGGTCGGATTACTACGCTTGGATTAGATACTTGCCGTTGTTAGGAGATGGCTATTGGTATCTTTTGACTTTGACCTTTTATCGTGAGGTTGGATTTAATCGGGCGTGGGCTAATGTTAATCGTTGGACTTCAAAGTTTCTTAATCGTTTTCGGACTTACCTCAGGACTGTTTATGGTATCAATCCTACATATCTTTGGGTCGTTGAGAATCATGAGGACGGATTTCCTCACGTTCACGTGTTGTTTAGGATGCCTTTCGTACAGGAGTTGAATTTTCAGCGGTTGTTGTCTATGTTCCAGTCTTATTGGGTTGATGATGATGGTCGGATGCTGTGTGCTCCACATGGTGTTGATTTGAAATACATCGGTCGTGATGTTCAGCGGGTGCGTGATTATGTTCTTAAATACCTTGTGAAAAACCATCATAAGTATTGGCGGATTGCGTTGTTGTCTGATGGGACTGTGGTCTATCGTCGGTCTGCCTCTCGCATTTGGCTTTACAGGGTTCGTTTGTTTGGGATGTCTCAGGATATCAGGGCTATGGTGAGGGAAAAGTTAAATCGTGAAAAGAAGGGTGAAGTTCGTTGTGTGTTCTATGGTTTTGTGTCTGCTAACCGTGTTCATAAGTTGTTTTACAGAGTTCTAGGCATTCCGTTTGAGTATTGGGTTTATAACTTGCCTGATGTCTGCTATATGGAGTATTCGGATAGATATTTGCCTGACCTTGTTCCTTCTGCCTTTCGGGGGGGACCTTCGGATGATGTCTTTGATGAGTTGATGGAGAGTTTCTGAGGTGGGCTTGACTTTTTGGGTGGGTTGCGTTATAATATAACGTAAGGAGGGTTGAGGCATGACTTCACCGTTGAAGTTGGAAGTCGTATTAGTTGAGAAGGTTAAGAGGTATCAAAGGCAGAAGGACGGAGAGTTGAGGCAAATAGCACAAGTGTATGGCAAGATTATCAATGAGAAGCCTGACTTTGACTACTATGTTGTGGTGTTTGCTCCTGTTTCGGTTCCTATTGTGGCTGGTTCTATTCTTCCTATTCCTGTGTCGGGTATGAGGATAAATTTGGGTGATGAAGCTGTTCAGGGGTCGCCTTTTGGTTTGCCGTTAAATGATGCAAAGAATAAAATCTTATAAAGGAGGTGCGTAGCCATGCAAGGATTTAACTTTCCAGCACCAGATTTGAGTGTTCTGTTTCAAGGTGCTTTTGTTATTATTGGTGCTCTTATGGCTTTTTGGGTTGTGAGGAAACTGATTAAGCTTGCAAACAGGAGTTAACTCCTTCCTCTCTCGTGGCCTGCCCTGCCCTGGGGCGGGGGTAAAAAAACATGAATGAATTCCTCGCTTATCTTCTTCATTACCTTCTTGCTATTTTCATTCTAGTCCTTCCTGTTTTTTTGATTATTAAGCTTGTTAATAGGAGTTAAGGCTTGCGGTATTGTCAAGCAGTTGTAAGCTCGGACTATTTGGGTCACATTCGCACAGAGTTTTTTTGCGATTGGAATGGTTATCTTTATCAGAGTGTTGCGGAGTGTTTTTTGGAGTGTTCTCCGTTGTTAATTAGCAAGTCAGAGGCTTCTTTCATTGTTCTTTTGGTGTTCAGTTTGTTTGTTCTTGGTTTGGTGTTTGGGATAATCAAGGCTGTGGTGGAATGAGAGTTTTGTCTTTGTTTGTTGTGGTTTTTGTTTTCTTTTCTACGATTGAGGTTTGGGCGGGTTATTGGTTGGCTGGGCGTTGGTATGTGTCGTCAAGGTATGCTTCTGTTTCCCTTTCTACCGTGAGGAAATGGATGGAAAGTGGAGTTATAACACGGACTACACATCAAGCGAAAATCTTTATACAGCGTCATGGTAAATGGATAGTTTTGACCCTTGGGCTGTCGCAGATTGTTAAGGAAATTGAGGGTGTTCAGACTTCTGTTCAGTATTGTTATTTACCTTCTTCTGGGATGATATACTCGGGGTGGACAATTGGAGGGAATTTAGTGATAAATGTGGGTGGGGATAATCCAAGTCGGTTTTACGAGGTGAGTTATACTCCTTGTTCGGGTGGTAGTAGTCTCTATCTTCCTGCCGTTGAGGTACGTGAGTGGGTGGGGCACAGGTGGGTTCATGTTGCTACTGTTCCAGCGTCGGGGACTTATACCTATACATGTGGTGGAGGTCGTCAGGTTCAAGTAGTTATCACGCTTAAGGTATCTAATGTTTGTCCTTCTGATGTTACACAGCCGCCACGGGAGGGAGAAGTTGATTGGTCTCAGCGTCGTCATATTCCAGTAAAGGTATTCCCGAACGTGGGTGAATTCTTGAGACCTGAAGTGATAGAGGGGGACCCTGCTTTACGTTGGTTAAGGGATGAGTATGAGAGGATATTGGCAGATAGTAGCATCCCACTAATTCCATCCGATGCCTTCTATGACCTTGAAATTCCTTCTGTTGATTGGAGTATTAGTCCTGAGGAAGCTGTGGATTTTTCTTCTGAAAGGGGGTCTACACGTGGGAGTGATATTGATGTTCCTGTCTTTAGTCTGGACCCTTCTTTTGATGTGCCTGAAAAGAAGAGTTTCCCTATTCAGTTGGTGAACCAGCTTGTAGAAAATCATCCAATACTTCGGGCTTTGCAGGGCATTAAGATTGATGCGGTTGGTGGAGGGTCGTGTGTATTTGGGTCTCAACCTTTTGTGATTAGCATGTGCGATTGGAGGTGGGTTCTCAATCTTATGGGTTCTTTTCTTGTTGTTTTGAGTTTTCTTTATGGTTTAGGTATTGGTGGGAGGGGTGATTGATGTCTGGGTTGTTGACTGCGTTGCTAAATTTCTTTACAAACCATTTCAACGCTACGAAACTTATTCTGTATGGGTTGTTTGTGTTTGTGGTTCCTGTAGTGTTGTGGAATATTTTTGTTGAGATGGTTGAGGTGGTGCTCGGGTTGCTTAATTTTTACTTCTCTGGTATAAACCCTTCTCTGGGCGGTATTATTTTGCCTGTTTCGCAGTTTGGTAGTTTAGCTGTCTGGATGGTTGGTCAGTTAAGAATACCTGAGGCGCTGGTTGCGTTGGTCTCTGGGTTGACTATTAGGATTACTGTGGATTTTGTTATGCGGGTGTTGTTGAGATGATTACGATTGTTTATGGGATGCCTGGGTCTGGGAAAAGTTATTATGCTGTCTGGTGGATAAAGAGGAGGGTTTTACAAGAGGGCGATGTGTTTTATAGGGTAAGACCTGATAGGCTATTGATAACAAACCTGAAATTGCGCTTGGATAGTGAGGAAGGGTATGTCTATGTAGAGGAGCCCGATGATTTAGCTAAATATATGGATGTAGATTTTTGGAAGGCAAATTATCACTTGCTTCAGGGGAGAAAAGTTATTTTCGTAGTTGATGAATGTCAGAGGTTCTTCTATTTCTATGGTAGCGATGTTCGGGTTTTGTTTTTCTTGCAATATCACCGTCATTTGGGAATGGACATTCTTCTTATAACTCAGACACCAAAATCAATTCCCGGAAAAGTCTTTGAATTGTGCGAGTATGTTATAGAAAGTGTGCCGAAATCTGTTAATCCGTTCGGGTTCAGGACTTTTCGCTATAGGGTATTACATCCGCTTGATAGAAAAGAGGTGTTGAGGAGGTTTCATTTGAGTTTTGAGTCTGCGGTTTTTTATCTGTATCATGACATGATTTACTCACCAGAAGAGGGTGAGGAAAGGGTTGTAAATGCGTATGTGAAGTATTACGTTATGTTGGTCGGGATAATAGTTGCTTTAGTTGGGTTTCTTTACCTTTTCTTTTCCAGTTTTTCTTCTCTTGCCTCTAGGGTTCAGCCTCAGTCTTCTCGGTCGGTGTCTGCGGTTCAAAGTATCACTTATGAGGATTTAATAACCGAGGAGACCGAGGAGAAGGTTGAGGAGAGAAATTACGTTTCTGGGTCTGAGACTTTCAAGAGGTCTGAGGAGTTCAGGGTTGGGGAGTCTGGTGAGTTAAGGGAGCCTAAGGGTTATGGGTATATCGTTGTTGAGGTTGTTCGGTCTTCTGTTCGTGGTGGTGGAGAGGATATAGAATTGTCTTCAGGTCCTAGGATTGTAGAATTGCCGTGA